ATGCTTGAACTGAGCGCAGAACAGGTGGCCGGACTGGCGCAGATCGACGAGCGCGGCTTCGTCGAGCGCGTTCGGCAGGATCTCGTGAAGGAGAATCCGGCGTTTGCCGACGACGGCGGTCTGTCGTCCCGGTTGTGGACCGCGTATCGCGCCGCGCGCACGTTCGGCATCGAGCGGGACGAGAACGTCGTCGCGTTCCTGCGGCTCGAAGCGTACGCGCCGGGCTTCTACGAAAAGCCCGCGACGAAGGCTTGGCTCACGCGCCCCGGCCGCTCGGCCGACGCGCGCTTTCATGATTACTTGCGCGTCATCAAATGGCGTATCGAACATCCGGACGGAGGGCTGGAACATGGCGGGATTGGTATTTCCGGTAATAGAAGCGGCGGCGGTGGAGCTTGGGCCGATCTTGGCGCGCGTTGGCGTCGCCTTGTTGGGCGGCGCGACGGTGGCGGGAACGGCGAGTCTGTCGGGTGACACGCCGAAGGAGGACAGCAAGGCGACGCCGGATGTGCGGGCGTTGCCGCGCACGGGCGAAAGCTGCAAGAAATGCCCGCCCGAGAGTGGAGCAAAGATTCGCCGCAATCATGGCGTCAACTGGAATGCGTACCGATATCAGGCACGCATTACTGGCTTTGCGTTCGACACTGAGGAATGCCGCTGGAGCGACGAGTGGAATTGGCTCGGCATTGACTTCGACGGCTTCCAGCCCGGCGAATGCTTGCTACAGGAAACCAAGGGCAACTACGATCAGTTCCTCGATGGTTCTATCCCGAAGGCCGACAAATTTTTCAAAGGATTCGACTCGATGGAAGCCACTGCCATACGACAGAGCGCGGCCGTGCGGGCCAATCCGCCAGCACGACTGATGTGGTACTTCCAAACGCCACTCGCGCGACAACGCATGCTTACTGTATTGAGACGGTTGGGCATTACCTCGACTCTTCAACCCTGAGATCCTCGATGAACATCACCGCCAGTTTCCGCGATGCTTCACTCGTCGCATTCGATTTTCCCGAGATCTTGACGCGGATATCGAAAATCATCGACGCGCTGAAGGCGCACGACGACTCTTTGCGATACGAGAACTGGATGCTCAAAGGAGACAACCAGGAAGACGCGACTAGGTACCACGTCTATGACGCTGCCGGCATCGCTACACCAGCGGCGCTCGCCGTACTTCGAGAGGAGTTTCGCAACAGCAAAGACTTCACCTACGTAGCAATGTGGGATGGCAATCTCGCTAGCGACAACGGCGCGTCCATATCGTGCCACGTCGGTGATAAATCCCTTCCTGACACATTGACTCTTCGCATCGAGGGCGAACGGTGGAAAGCCTACGCGGCCATTTCCGGAATCGTATCGACAATGGTCACTATATTCAGCCCGGCACTCGTCGAGGTGAGTTTCGACGAGTATGCTGTAAAACAGGTCTTCGACGACAAGCCCGGCGTCGGCTGGATGCTCTACCTGCCGAAGGTCATCACGCAACAGCAGGTTCCGGAGGCCCGAGCGCTGATTCCCGTACCCGCCAAAGGCAAGCAAACCGGCACGATCATCGTCAGCGTCACGGACGCCCCGTTCTCGGTCGACAATCCCGAGCACGTCGCGATCGCGAATCGCATCGAGATCCGGCTCGTCGATCAAGACTTGCTCCCCGCCTACGTCGATATCTGAAGCTGAACCCGCCGGCGCGATTACCGCGCCGGCCGCACGCGTCCAAACAATCCGACTGGCTCCGCCGAGTCGCCCCAACTAAAAGTAATCCGCTCGCGGCGCTCGACGCCCTTTGCGCCGCCGACCGTATACTGAATCGGCACGCTCTCGATATGAAAGCCCGCGAACGCGCGCCGGATCGCACACGCTGAAGCGAAGTCGAAGCGGGCTTGAGCTGTACCGCTCACTCAGGACATGATTAGCGCGCTGGAGCAGCGCAGGCGAACCACTACTGACCTCGTATTCACGCGGGAGTACACGCGCGGAGACGGCCACCCAAGCTGATTCGGCAGATCGACAAGCGGGACTTCGCGCGTGCGTGCCGGGCGACCGGAATGGTCGACTTCCACGGGCACGATCTGCGCCACACCTGGGCGAACTGGCACGTGCAGCACGACACGCCGCTGATGGTGCTGAAAGAGTTGGGAGGCTGGGAGACGATCGCGATGGTGCAGAAGTACGCGCACCTCGCGCCAAGCCACCTCGCGCAGCACGCCGACACTGTCAAGTTTCTGTCAATGTCGGCCGAGGAGGCGATAAAAACGCCGCTATCGGAAGCGGCGCAAATCCTTGCTGCATAAGGCTTTGAGCTGGCCCGCCCTACACGATTCGAACGTGTGACCTACGGCTTAGAAGGCCGTTGCTGCTGGGCGGCAAACCCTTGCAGGGCTTGCCTTCTATCCGACTGAGACCAATCTAGTCACACTCCAGTCACACCGGCGACCTCCTTGGAGGCCGTATGGCGACTGTAAGCAAACGCGAAAATGGATGGATGTGCCAAGTTCGCAAAAAGGGATACCCCGCCACTTCAAAGAAGTTTGCGACCAAGATTGAAGCTCTTGCATGGGGTCGCATGATCGAATCGGAGATGGATCGCGGACTATTCGCGAGCCGTAACGATGCCGAGCGAACAACCCTCGCGGACTTACTCGATCGGTATACCCGTGACATATCCCCGACCAAACGCAGCGGCGGCAGTGACATGGGGCGCGCGGGGAAGCTCAAAAAACAACTCGGTGCGTACAAGCTGACCGCACTGACCGCCTCCCATCTCGTCGACTACCGAGACGCGCGACTTAAAGAAGTGTCACCGCAAACCGTAGTCCATGAATTGAATCTCTTGAATCGCGTATTGACATTGGCGACCCGTGAGTGGGGCATCGTCCTGCCCGCTGGCGTTCCGAAGGTCATCAAGCCCCGGAAACCGCAAGGCCGGGATAGGCGGCTGCACCCGGATGAAATTCAGGCCATCATCGACGCGACTGAATCACTTGACCTGCGAGACTTCATCCGGCTCGCCGTGGCGACCGGCATGCGGCGCGGTGAACTCGCGTCTCTGCGATGGGAGAGCATCGACCTTGCGCGACGCACTGCGCATCTACCGGTAACGAAAACGGACTCACCGCGTACTGTGCCGCTATCCACCGATGCCGTAACCATCCTACATGCTCGGAGGGTAGCGCAGTGCGTCGCACCATTCAACGTGACGTCTGACGCCCTTACGCGGGCATTCTGCCGTGCTGTGCAGCGTGCGAGAAAACTCTACGTTTCGACGTGCGCGGTACTGGATCGCCCCATCGATTCGAACTGGCTCATTGGCATCCGATTGCACGACCTCCGACACGAAGCCACAAGCCGCCTATTCGAGAAAGGTCTCAATCCGATGGAAGTTGCCAGCATCACCGGCCATAAGACGCTGAGCATGCTCCAACGCTACACGCATCTGCGCGCCGAGGATTTGGCGAAGAAGCTAGGTTAAGGAGACTTTCGGGGCCGCCCTGTCTGCTTCCGGGGCGGCTCTTGCATCTCTGGTGCGAACGGAGCCTCCTTCGACAACGGATGACTGGCCCAATTCTTCGCCGCCACGATCTTTTCCTGAATCACATTTTTCGAGCGCGCGGGAACAGTCAATCTTCCGTCTGCGTCGCGCGTCTCTGGGTACTCGCCGGGTATGTGGATGCCGTACCAGTCAACGGGGGCTGCGATGCTCCAGATAAACGCCTTCACGTCGGTAATTGCCGGTGCGACTTCGACCAGTCCCGGCTTGCCAGTCAGCGGGTCTTGAACCGTCGCTCCCTTCACGTTGTAGCCGTGTGGGCCGCGCAGATTCGCGTACGTTTTCTTGCCGTCCTTGCTCTTGCGGTGGAACACCTCAACGATAAACGGCTTACCCAGCATCTCGGCTATGTGGGTAGCCCCTCCGCCGCATGCCCTGTCCATTGCGTCGAATAGCTGATAGAAGCTGGACCCGTAGGACATGTCTAACGTCTCCTGCGCAGTGATCCGTACCGGGATCGTCTGCCCTCCCTGTACGGTAGGCTCGTGGTTCGAGCCGCTCAGTTCAAAGACCAGATCGACTTTTTCGCGGTCGCGCTTCTTGCCCTCGAATTCTTCCTCATGCGTGCCAAGCTCGAAATAGCCGACGAAGCGAGCGCGTGCCAATCCAGCAGCCGGAGGGATGTACCCAACGATAGCCGGATCACGCATATTGGGAAGTCGCCCATCTTCCACCGCCTGCTTAACTCGCTTTGCAGTGTCATCGCTCATGCCAACCTCGAAAGGAATCGATTCGGCATCTTAACAAGGCGTAAATCCGGGCTTGGCCTCCCGCCGCTGTCGCTCGATGACAACACCGGAAGAATATTTCTCCCGCCGTGCGTAGCTAGGAAATTTACACAAATCTACACGCAGCCATCGACGGGCCTTTTCAGCGAAGCTTGTACGGTTCCGTGTATAGGACTCGAACCGGCACAACCTAAACGTCGCACTCCTTCACAGTTCCGTACCGACGTTGCAGAATGTCCGCACTGCCACCCAGGAGTGAGCTATGCCGAAAGTCCGAACCCACCACTTGCCGGAATCGCGACACCAGCCTCAAGTGATCCGAGAGATCGTCAGGCAAGGACCGGGAATCTCTGAGATCGATGCTTTCCGGATAGCATCGAAGGCCGTAGAGATTTACGCCACTCGCCACCCACGGCCACCCCACGTCACCTATACCCAAGCTGCGGCAATGCTAGGTATCAGCCGCCATACAGTGAAAAAGCGGATGGTGTTCTATCGCGTCAAATTGAACAAGTTCGGCATGGTCCCCATCGACGAGATAGACCGAATGCTGGCCGTAATCGACTGATCCGCTGGAACTCCGTATGCGTTACTGGCCGATGATAAGCGGTAGACCGGTCCCGATCACCGTCACCGCGGCGCTAAGGCCTACCGATACAGCCGTCCACAGTGCCGCACGTCGGTTTAGCTCGGCACTCTCACTGCTTGCTTCGAGGATTCCCGCAATCCAACCCGTATTGGAGGCCGAACCAGCGCCGGGCGGCTCAATCCCGCCGCACTTTTCCAAGTTGGCCTTACGTATAGCTTGCTGGACAGATACCACAGACGCGCGGCGTAGACTCCTGTGGACGCAGGGAACAGGGTAAGCCAACCGACAATTGCAAGCATCTTCATAACCGTTACCTTACTGATTGGGGGTTAGGCCCGCCGAGGAAGCTCAACGTCGACTTTCGCCCACACCGCTCCGGCGTAGTCCGGGTCCGAAGCCAACTGAGCCAATGTCGAACAGGTGAAGTGCGCGACCTCGCCAAGTGCAAGCAACGTCTCAATGTGGCTGGCGATCGCAACCTTTGTGTTCTCGATGCCCTCGCCCATGGTCTCGCCCCATGAGTGCACCCCAGGAATGTCCGGCACAGTCACGCCGTACACAGTCCCATCGTCCTTATGGATTGCTATAGGAAATTCCACCGCCGCCTCCGGGAGCAAAGGACCGCCGCAATGCAAATGCATATAGGCACGATAAGGCCGCCACCTATTTCTAGGCGAGCGGCCGGGCTCATCACGCACAGGCGCGATTTGCCAAGAGCCTAGCGCCTAGCGCCCCGTTCGATCGACAATATCTGTTGACCGGTAATCCGAAAGTGCTAGACTGCGATGTATCCTACACAGACATACGTAGGATACAAAGGCGCATCACGGATGGCTGTGAATGATTGCCATCAGTGCATAAGTCACAGCAAGAACGACGTACAGCGTCGATTGATCTAGAAGCATACGATTCACCATTTCGTGTAGGGCGAGCTACCCCGGTTCCTAGGCCACTGGTAGTTCGCCCTTTTGTTTTGCAAGGTCGGATAACCTTGCTGACACACATCGTAGCGCAACTAAGGCTCAATTTAAAAGCGCCCCAAGCCTGATTTTGTAGCCGCCGATTCTGGTACTCAGAAAGTGTGCTATACGCAGCTATTCACTAGGTTTCACGCCATTTCACCGAACGTAATCTTGCATCATTCTCGTGCGCAGCAGGCAAAGCGCGATCCACTGTGCGGGATTTTGCCGAAGTGGCAAAATTACAACAGAATTACGTGAACGCGTAGTACGCCCCCCCCTAAAAAATCCCGCACCAGATGATGCATAGCTTCCGAGAATGACAATCCAGCACCTCAATGGCCCGCTGTACGTCTCTGAAGCGCAGGCCGCCAGATCGTAGCGCCTTGTCGGCATTGGTGGTGCAGACTAGGGGTTGTATTCAAGCCTCCTCCCCAACACCCCGCATCCTCCCGACTTCGAGCATGTTGGGACAACCAGGGACCCGGTTTATTCCACCCGCCCACACATCGCCTCCGCATCTTCGCCATCAATCTACCGCCCTCAAATCACTCAATCGAACTGCCAATTCCGTTCCGCCGGGCCTCCAACGATGTCCGATGTCATAAGAGGTCGAGCAAATACATACGCTCCTGAACCGCCACAAGAATGTAGTAGGATCAATCAAGAGAACGGCGCGAGTTGAATCCCTCGTCCTATAAATGGGGTCAGCCAATTTCTTGTCGAAACGCACCATCCTCAACCACCATAACGAGATGTCATTTGCGCCCAAGGAGATCTAGTGAGTACGGTAACCCTTCCTAAAAAGGCTTTGGAGCGCGTCCAAATTGGACAGGCTTTTGCGGAATACGACCTCATCCGCGACGATCAAGAGCTATTCGTTTCCACACCGGCGACCATTTCTGCCATGAACGCCGATGGTCAAAGCTGCTTTTTCATCGGCAGACGCGGCGCGGGAAAAACTGCGATAGTTTACGAGATTCAGCGCCGCCTTAAGCGAACCATCTCAATTACGCCCCAGATTTTCGACCTCCTTCAACTGCCCCTCAATCACGAAGAATTTCACGACACACGACAGCGCCCATTTAAATCATTAATGCATACAATGGAGCGCGCTCTTATTGATGAAACAATAAGAACATGGGTTGACTCAAGAATATTCGAATTCAAGGGCGCACCCACAACAATAACAAAAGAAAGGAACTTAATTGAAGAATGTGATTTTGATCATCGAATCATAAATCTAACTGAAGAGATTTTCGATGCATATAGCAAAAATCAAGACAAATTGTGGCTTCGCCAAATAAATAGAAGCAAAGAGCTATCCGAAGAAGCCAACAAAATTGCAACCAACGACGGATTCAAGCATGTAATATTAATAGACAGATTAGACGAATCTTGGGACGGATCTCCCTCCGCGATGATATGCCTAATGGCGTTAATGCATGCAGCAGTTCGCTTAACCGCATCGACTCGCGCAGTTCGACCTTATATATTTATACGAGAAAATATATACGATCGAATTAGACAAATGGACAACGAATTCTCGCGTCTAGAAACTTCTGTAGTTTTCCTCGACTGGACAGAAAAGAAGTTGCAAGAACTAGTAGAGAGGCGTCTAGTCCGTCCCTTTGTTTCAAAGCCCAAATTGGGCGGCGACGCGTGGGACCAGTTTTTCGACAGCATCGACGGAAAAAGCAGCATTTCCCGAGTCATGGAACTGTGTCAGCATCGCCCTCGCGATGTCTTAATGTTGACCAGCTACGCTATCGACTCAGCAATCGCAAACAGCAATCAGAAAGTCACCGAGTCCGATCTTGAGGACGCTTCAAAGCGATACAGCACCAGTCGATTAAAGGATTTGGGTGATGAATTTTCTGAAAATTATCCAAACATAAGCGTGATTTTGGAACATTTCTATGGACTTGGAAATGAGTACACCCTCGTCGCAGTAGAGGATTTTATCGGAAAACTCTTGGTCAACGAAAAAATCAGAAAATACTGTGGGTCATGGTTTTATGATTACACGGTTCCATTTCGATTTGTCGAGCTTCTTTTTAGCATCGGATTTATCGGACTAAAAAGAAAAGGGAAGACATCTTACAAAGAATCAGGAAAAGACGCCAACGCGAAGCTCGCGATCGACTCCACTGCCGAGTTTGTCATCCACCCGACCTACCAACCAGCATTGAACTTACGCCCCATCCTAGTTCAACAGATTCATGACGAGACCGCACTAAGAAACGAAGGATTATTAGAAGATTTACCGGATAATTACCATTTCGACGAGTATAAAGGGGCACTAACCGCAACACTAGGGAGATTAAAGTCACTCCCCACAGGAGCAGCAACTGCGAGCGATTTCGAGGAGATTGTCGGAGACGTCATCAGACTTTGCTTCTTCCGCTCTTTAACAAATGTGCAGCCCAAGGTGAGAATGCATGACGGAAGCGCAATACGTGACTGGGTGGCATCCAATCGCGCCGCGAATGGATTTTGGGAGGTGATCCGCACAAAATACGGTTCTACACAAGTCGTATGGGAGTGCAAAAATTACGAAGAACTTCAGGCAGACGATTTCCACCAAGTAAGCTACTATTTCAGCCAAACATTCGGAAAATTTGGAATTATCGTATTTCGCGGAATCGAAATTAAAGACTCATACCATCGGCACATCTCAACGGTCGCAAACAAAAATCAATCCGGTCAAATAATTCTCTTAACGCAAAAAGACTTGGAAGTTTTTCTCCGCCAAGCAATAAATGGGGTGTTCAAAGAAACGCACATCCAAGATCGCTATGATTTCTTTGTTCGGCAAGTATCATAACCCCTTCGACTTGCGATCACCGGGAGCCCCCGGTGATCGCGCACCTTAATGCCGGAACAGTGAATATCTCCGCTCCAGGTGCTGGCCCAAGAAATGAGTGAGCATCGAGGGGAAAACCCACATCAACAACAAGACAGACAAATGAGAGAACTGCAGCATCCCTTTTTCATGATGCAGCGCCACCGCAAACACCGGGCACATTACCAATTCAAGAAAAAATATGAATGCCGTATTACCATGCTCCCGCAGATGCTTATAGGAATCCGCCAAATCGCGCTTAGAGTTATTGACTTTTGAAACTGCGGCACTATCGTCCGTCTCAGCAAGCTCTTGCGACTCACTTATCACACCACGCGTTTTTGATAATTTATTGAGATACGCATACGCAACACTTGCATCATACCCGACCTTAAACCCAAATTGCCGAATATCGGAGTACACGAGATATAGCCTCACCATCTGCAACACAGAAAATGCCGCGACCGCACAATACACCAACAAAAGACTATCCCACCACACCGCAACATACACAACCACTGCCATCACCAACGTTGCAATATAGGGATTCAATCCAACCTTACCCACCCTACCGGAGACATCTTTAAAATCCAACACTCGCGTCGCATGAAATACTAAAATCGGATAAGAAGACAAATAACAGTACAACGATCCAAATAGAAGCCAAATTACAAGATTCGCCGTGCCGAAATTTGCACCACTACCAGACGGGAACGCCGGAATATATTTCGACAAATCATCCGAAACATTTAAAATCAACCACTTTACAACAACCATTCCAGCAATCGACGGAAGGAAATATCTAACTAAGTAGTTTTCCCACCAACGATACCCCGAACTCTCCCCAGCCATACTTCCCCCGCAAGTGATTTTTGGAAAATGTGTCTCGACACTCTACCACATCGGCCTCCAATGTCGGCGGACATCTCATATCGTAAGGCCGTCACTACCCTTCACTGAAGCCGCGGAGACCATTCTCAAATTCCGGCCAATAAAATCGACTAGATTTTGGCATATCGCTATATTCGATCATGAGTCTACCGAATTATTTCCCACGGATCACTCGTCTCGAACAATTCGAATGCCTCAATCTCGTTGATTTGTCGCTTCTTTAGTTCGGCTACAGCCCGTCGCGCAGCCTGCATCTGCTGAGCAGCGTATGCTATTCGCTTAATTTCAGGCCACTCAGCTCTCGTCACTGAGTCTTTTAGAATTTTAAGAAGTCCAAAACGCTTACCATCACCTCTTGCTGTTCCACTACCATGAAGCGGGCTGCACTTCTTACCCCGCTTCGACCACTGCACGTTGTAGCGAACACCGCGATACAACATTTCGTTAGCAGAAAAGAACGTGACTGCATGAATGCCCTCTCCCCACGTCTTACCCAATCGGTCGGCGGACGGCCCCTCAGGCCTCCCGGCCTTGATAAGACGAACGAAGTCCGACAGCTTTGCATCGGCACGGGCGGGCTTGTAGCCCGCAGATTCCAGCAACGCGATACAGTTTCTCAATGCGTAACCCGATAACTGACGCGACCAAACGGAAGCCGCGCAGTCATCTTTGACGCCACCTCCTGCCCGCGCCACAGCCGCCCGGACCATAAGTTCGTGTCGCTCCTTGTTCGTCTTGCACTCCAGGCCCATTCCCTCAAGCAGGAGCCTCAGCAGCATCTCCGGCACGCGATGTTTACCTTTCCAGTTCGATGGATCGAGCCGACGAAGCTGCGGATGGATTACGAGCCGGATTGCCGGGTCGCCTCTCCTAGTCCGAACCTGATTGATACGCTCCTCCGCACGCTTCGCGGCTTCATAAAGGCTCTTTAGTTCCGCCGCTACCAGCGAATCTTTCACTGTTTTTGCCATGTTCCCCCAGGGGCAGACTTCTGTTATTAATTTACTCTCTATAAATTAATAGAGATTTATTACATACTTTGCATACTTCTGGGACGACTACATGTCACCAACCTTCAGGGATTCCGTCCAAACCAACACGCCTCCGCACCCTGTATCCTTGGTCAGCATTGGTCTTGTCGTCATGACATTCCTTGCAGAGCAGTTGCAGATTCTCATCCCCGTTCGAGCCACCTTGAGCAAGGGGCTTGATATGATCCACGACCCCGGCCCGTACAGCGACCCCACAGGCCCGGCAGCAGTACCCATCGCGCTTACGGATTCGCTTTCGGATCACATCCCATGCCCCTCCGGAGAGGTCGTCAATCCGGACTGCGTTTCCAGCCGCAGCTATACGGGCCTTCTGCTTGGTCGTCAGAGGTCGGTTACTGATCGCCACGCAGAACGGACACTTCCATTGCAACCCGGTCGATTTCCATTCCGAGTGCTTCCGACAGTCATTCAATAAAACATCTCCTTCGATTAGAGGCCCGTAGACGGGCCGATTGATTCAGGTATGGTCCCGCCCCTTCGCAGCTCCGCGGCAGGCTCACAGTGAAGCCGAAACGACCGCTTACGGTATCCGGAGCAGAGCCACTGAGGTAGCTAGGGACGGGGGGATAGGAAAAATGCAGAGGTCAAAAGCTACAGCGCCGACCGGTCAGTGTCGAAATATCGCTAACTGCAAAAATTTCCGCCGATAACTCCTTAGCTCTCGGGGATCGGCCTGGATTCGCTCTGAAACGCCGCCCCGTAGATACCCTCGGCTACAATGCCGCTGTCGCCTCAATGGAGAGCAAGCGATGAGTGACGCAAACACCGCATTGATAGCGCTTGTAGGTGTGCTCGCTGGCGGCTACATCAATAATTTCCTCGGGGACGACTATAGGCGGTTCCGCGAGGGGCAAGCGCTCGCGGGCGCACTCGCCGGCGAATTGAAATCGCACGGAACCGCTGTCCCAGAATTAAAGCGCCAGTTGACGAGCATGCTTTCGCACGTCCCGTCGCTTGATTTCACTGAAACCGAGTTCACCCCGCCCAATAGCCCCATATTCGATTCGAGCGTGTCGAAACTTGGGCTCCTTGGTCCGGCTCTTGCGGAGGACGTTGCCTACGTCTATGAACAAATTCGCGCCTTCCGCATCACGTTCAGCCGCGTTACCAAGATTGCAGGCAAGGCCGATCACGATCAGATCGCACACATGCTCAATTACTGCCTTACTTGCATCACACATGCGGATGAAAGAGGACAGCATCTCGTTGTAAATCTCCAGAGATTCGCGGGCGGTGGATACTGGCGCACTCGCCCTTGGCTCAGTTGGATTAGAACGCTTGGCTAGGTGTGTTGTGCGCGCGCGTACACGCATGAGGCTATAACCGGCTGGGTTGACCTGTAGTTACATGCCCCTGCCCTCGCGGATCGCATCGGCCCCAGGTGCAAACGGAGAGGCAATTCCGAACGCCTTCGTAATCCAGAGTCCCCGCTTATTTCGAAGCATTCCGGCCTCCCGCATCTCATCGACAGTGAGGCAACGTCGTTGCGCCGATAGGTATCGACCATCCGGCCCGACCCGCCCGTATTCACCGGCACGATGCATGTCGAAGGCTCGCGAGGAGCGGAACCGCTCCCCACACGTCGGACAGATATTGTTATCGTTGGACTGCCGCACGTCGCGCCTCATACTGGTCCTGCATGGCGCGAGCCTTCGCCAACCATTGGCGGCTCGATGCAAGCGCGGCTGCCTCGTCCTTCGGCCTACGTCGCCTCAGACTCGCAAGACGCTTGTACTCCTGTAACGCGTCCTGCCCTTCACGGACGGCCATCTGAGCTACGCCGAGTGAATGACTGAGTTCACCGCGGGCACATGCGACGCCGCGTAAAATCCGATCATCCATAGCTTGCGGTGTCTTGGCGTGCACCGTATTCCGCCCGTACAGGCGCTCCAGCAACGCTGTGCGTACTGCTTCGGTATTCATTGGGACGCGCTTGCCGCAATAGAACATGTCGACCTGCACACCAACGCGGCGGGCCGCCTCCAGCAACTGACGACGGCTCACGCCGAAACCTCATCCGACATGATGACCATCTCCGCCAGTGCGTCGGCAGGCAGGCCCAGGCACTTCGCGAGTTCTCGCAATCTTCGTTCCGTAGGCGCGAACACCCCAACTCGATACTCCCTGTTGCGGGGCGTACCCAAGTCAAGCCTAGGCCGGTATGACGACGCGAACTCGAACGAGTCGCGCATCTTGTCCGCCTTCTCTCGAAAGTACCGCGATGCGCCCATACCTGCGCTACGCGCCTCCGCATGCAATCGCGCGAGTGCCGCCGAGCTAACCATAAACGTACTGTCTCGACGGTTCATGTGTGACTGATAAGGCGCTCCCATTACCACGTAGGCCCAGTTGCACCGAGATTCACAGCCAGTTTCGTCCACCCACCCTCAGACTTGTTGTAAACAGCGCCGTCTTTAGTATCCAGTGCAATGCTTCCGACCACACCTACCTCAGCATCGGGAGCGCTACCCTTGTACTGATTGACGATGACGCCGGCATCGAGCGCGCGCGTAATTGCAGCGATTGAAATTGACATAGTTATCCTAATTCAAATTTTATTGTGCGGGCGGCATCTCACCGCCCTACTCGCTTTCTTCTTCGTAGAGTGTCCGTGTTAGACCCCAACCTCAATAGCAGCACCGTCAACGAAATCCCAGTCTGCGTACTGGCCCGCCTGGAGGGCTACTTGATTGGTCTGAAACATGTTGACCGGGACCGAGGGGGACGCACCTCCATGCAATGTGTATACGTCAGCATGACGAAGTGCGAGAATCTCCACGTCTCCGATATGAGCCAGCACCCGACTACCATCCACAATTAGAAGTTTGCCCAGAGGAACGGCGCATGATGCGATTGCGGGCAGCCCCTTGTAGATGCCCCCGGTCGCGGTAATCTGAGTTTCGGTCGGGCTGCGCAAAGCGACTGCTGTACGTGGATTGACAATCACACTTGCCATGGTCAGGTCGCCTGTAAACACTTCAAGGCCTGCCTCAAAATTTGCGGCTTTTACTGCAACCGTCCCAAGGCCAGCAGGGGAAACCTCGCCCCGTGTTTGGCTTCCAATGAATGCGTTATCCAACCCTCGACTCAGGGCACGTTGGAGAATCGCACTAATAGTTACCTCAGCCGCTTCATCGGTAGCACGGGCGAGTTCTTCCGAGATCACTTCTGTGACGCCGATCTTTCGCTTGTCGGCCATATGCACCCCGAACGTGCCTTGTGCAGTCGGACAAGGCACGCCGGGGCCGAAGAACGCAGCGGCTGTTGGCTCATTTTCCACATTGACGCGCGTCATCGCCGGTACACGAATCACCCCCCGAAGCTGCCCGAGGATCGAATGACTAAACACAGCTTGGACGAACTGCTGGCGACTCAAAGTACCTGAGGTCAATGCACCGCTTCCGTCTACGCCGGCCGTCATGGGGCTAGCAATCGCCTTGATGTACTCCACCGTTTTCGAACCCGCCCCCCACCGCATCGACGCGTAGCCCTCTGCCCCGCCCTCCATCGTCACGGCCTTCGCGATAGCGCCGCGAATGAAAATGTGGTTAGTGTTGTTCGTCTTCTGCATATCGTTTTCCTCTTTCGTGTTGATGGTTTCTTGCTCTTTACGTGCTGCTTCGGCGGCCTTCTGCTCAGCTTCGCGTCGCGCCAACCCCGCCGTGTACATCGCAGCAAGTTCAGGCGGAAGGATGGATAGGTCGAGGGTCGGCCGCGCGCTGTCAGGCACTTCCGGAAGTGCCTTGAACCCCGTAATCTTTGCTTCCGGATTAGCGGGAATCGCGGTAAGCGACAACTCATGGACTTCCGCTTTTGTGAACCGGGTCCCACCATTCGGGAGCGGGCTGGTTGCCCTGGCGATGAACCCAATAGAGACGCCCCTGATAAGGCGCGTCTTGACGCTATGCCACGCTTCGTCGGTGCGCTGCTTCACAACGCCTTCTTCGTCCACCTTCGCAATCTTTGCCTTGAAGGGAAGTCCCTTAGCGGTAGGCGTGCCGAATTGCACCGTGCCTACAGGCTGGTCGGACTTGTGATTAAGTAGGAGGGGCGTTTCTTTCTGGAACGTGAGGCCCAGAGGCTCTACCACGTCATTTACCCTGTCAGGCGTCGGAGTTGAGGCGATACCCTCTATCTCTCGCCGATCTTCTTGAACAGATTTAATCTCGATTGACGAGAACGATTTTTGCAACGCAGTCCTTATTGTTAGTGGTTGATTCCTGTAAGATCAAGAACGAACCCGCCCCCGGCTTCGACGGGTTCGCGGCACTGGTCAGTTACAGCAGGCCGTACCTCATCTTGTATGCATATCCGCCCTGCTCCGCCATCCGCTTGTGTAGCTGAACATCCACGATCGACTGGAATTGCGTAACCAGGGACGCCACGTCAGCCTCAGTTAATCCGCCGTGCCCTCCGTTCAGATTGACGGTAAAGTGAGGCCTATCACCGCCACCCGACATAGGGGCCGGAGATGGTGCAAGAGAACTTGCAATGCCTCCGGTCGCAAAGTGCGCCATGTGGCCCGAGTTGATGGACTCAAGCAGGCTGCGGTATTTCCTCGTAGACGCTGCATTGATGACGAATTCCCCGTTCGAAAGCATCGCGGGAATGCTGTCACTGGTCGTTGTGCCTGGGCCGGCGATGGGGCCGCCGCCTGCGCGGTGCAGCACCGGGCCGCCCTCGCTAAAGAATGAGCCGAACGAACTGCTGATGCTCTGGATCGCGAACACTTCGGCTTGGCGCAACGCGATTTTCGCAAGGTCGCCCAGAATGCTCGCCGTGAACTTCTTGAAATTTCCCTCGCCGCTCGTAATGAATTGCTCCAAAGCGCTCTGCGAATCCTGCCACGCAGTTACAAGGGCAGTCCGGGCAAGCTCCGCGTTAGTCATGGCGTCACCGCCGAGAGACAATAGACCGTCTTTCATCTGAGCCGCGAAGCTATTACGCCGCGCCTCCTCACGGACAAAGAATCGTTCCATTCCTGCGCTACGCTCCGCGAGATACGCCTGTTCCGCTCGGAGTTTTTCCGCGTATTGCTTCATATCCGAGGTAGGATCGAGCGCGTATTGTTCGACCAACTGCCGAACGCGCTGCTGATACTGCTGTTGCAACGCGTACCGTGCGTCGAATTCGGCCTTGGCCCGTGCGGTCATGTTGCGGGTTGTGTCCTGATATTGGTACGCATCCTCCTGCTGCGTATTCATCTGGCCCAGGCCCATGACGTACCGGCGCACATCGATGTCACGTCGCTGCGACAGACCCGTCAACGTATCTTGCAGACTCGTATCCAAGCCCTTCTGCTGAAGCTGGAGTTTTTCAACTGCCGCCGCAGCTTCCGTGTAGGCCCTCTTGTCTGACGAAGATCGAAGTACATCGGCGCGTCTGCTCGCAAGTGCAATTTGGTCGTTCAGAGCGGATTTTTGCAGGTCGGTAAGCCTGCGGTAATACGTCTCGGCGTCAATCACGCCTAGCTGGCGCTGCGCCTGTAACTGCTTCTCCGCCTGCTGCTCAATCAATTGCCGAATTGCCATTCCCGTCTGAGTCTCGGCGTTCATCTCCGCGATGGCGGAACCGCTACCGTGTTTCCGAGTCGGGGTGATGTGTTCAGTATCGAAGGCGATCATCTGCTTTCGCTGGGCTTCAAGCTGCGCCCGCACGGAATCGGTCATCTTCCCCTGCTTCGTCAGCAACGCAATACGCGTGTCAATGACCGCGTTATCGTGCTTTACGGCATCGCTAAGGTGTTGCTGCGCTGACTTCGTGCGCTCGTACTCGGCCGTCACCGTCCGGAGCGAATCGGCCAATGCTGCCTTATCCGCAGCTTCTCTAGCGGCGGCCTCTTGACTGGCCTTGTTCGCGTCAACGATCTTCTGTTGAGCGGCAATCAGCGGGCCGTAATCCGTGTAGTCCCCCGGCATACGCCCGCCAAGTTGGGCGGCTTGCTTCGACTTGAGGTCGTTGAGGATGTCGAGATCAGTGGACTTACCAGCAAGCGCGCGCGAATAGCGTTGCATTGAGGCTGTAACGTTATCCCAGAATCCTGCCTGATGCTCCGTGCTGGCCTTGGTTTCGCGCTCGATATCGGCCAACTGCTGCTGGATGAGAATCTTGAACGCTTCATGCTTTTGGCCCGTCTTTTCAAGAGACTCGATAAGCGCCATGTTGGCGTCTGACATCGAGTGGTGCGTGCGTTGGTACTCCTCCGCCGCGCGCTTAACCTCGTCCTGCTGCTTCAAGAGCGATTCCACGGTCTTATCGAATGCCTCTCCCGAGGACTTCGACATCGCCAACGCCACGGCCCCAACCTGCGGGAAAATATCAGCAGTTACGCGACCCGTCGCCACCAGTTGATTAAGCCCGTTCGTCGCCGCGCTGATACCGACACCGAACCGCTTGGACAAGTCCTCCGCAAGCCCCTGGATGGATTCCCGTGTCTGTTGCGCGTAGCCGCCCGTGGAGTTCATCGCGTCGTTAAACGCCCTGTACTGTGCGTTGGCGTTGGAAATGCCCTTGTAAAACGCGTAAGCTGCCGTACCGGCCGCCGCGAGCCCCAAAGCCAATGGGTGCGTGGCGTACTTCATAGCGTCGACCTGCTCCGCCATCACCATCATGGAACCGGCGAAGTTCTTCCAACTGCCTGTTGCGGCTTCGTGAGCGAGGACCATCATTTCGCGCCGTGCACCAACACTGTTCAAGTTGAGTTCGTGCGTTTTCTTCGATGCATCCGCAATAGCCGCTGCCTGCGCTGCAAATGCCTGAGTAACGCCTCGCGCGGCGGCTTGTTGGTTGAGCATTTCCAGGCGCGTCTTGCCTGCTGTGGCCTGGAGTCGGTCGTACTGGTCTACGAGCTTCTTTGCTTCGCGTGCGGTGAGGTTGTAGCCGTTGCTGGCGGCTTCTCTCATTGCCTGCGTAACGGCTTCCTGCCTGCGGAATACTTCGATCTGCGATGCGTTAAGCTGGGCGTTTGCTGCCCGGATTTGATTTACACCGGCCTGTACGCCAGACGCATCGACCGAGTACCGAACAGTGGTATTGTTGTTACTGATGCTCACTTACCTCCTTTCTTGTTGAGTGCTGCATGGATTACCTCTGTAGATCGATCCGCCGCCCGCTGCTTCATAGCTTCAAAGGCTGGCCGGATGAACGGCTTCGCCGGCATCTTTGACGTCCCGTTTTCGAGCCAACCCGCAAGCGCACGGCGAGATACCTTTTTCTTACTCGGACCTTTGGGCTTGGTATCGCCCACAAATGTCGCAATGTACGTAGCGATGAGACCCGCGACGCTATCCTCTTGATCGTAGGCGACAGTGAGGCCCGCCGCCAAATCTCCGGATTCTCTCGGGACGCGTACAGCAATCTCATTTTTTATCACCGTGACTCCCGCTGCCGCAGCCTGCCGTAACGTCGATTCCGAAAAGGTGTGATCGAGCGCGGCAATTTCGTTAGCCAGCGCGTCCGGGTTGTCTACGGAGTACGATTTTCCGCGTGCCAATTGCTATTCAGTTTTCCTTTGTTATATGAGGCCTGTCCCGTCGATGACGAGAAAGTGCAAGTGGTACGTCTCATTGAATCCACTCCAGTTCGGCGGAGTTCCGGCCCAGTCCTGCTGATACCACGTAACCGTATCCCCGGCTGTTCGAAATAGCGTGAGACTCGGCCGATATGTACCGTCTCCGGAAATGAGGCTGTGGCACGGGAACGGACAGGAGACCAACACGGGGCGGCCGTAGGAGCGTGATTCTTGGGGCGGATGCGGGTAGCCGGTTGTCTCCCATCCATACCCAGGCTTGTACTGGATATGAAGAACATCCAACACTCGGTAGAACGGTCGTGACGAATCAGCAACCAATGCGCCAGTCTCGGAAAACACCTGCAATCCGAAATTGCCACCCACTGGCGGAGTCGTGTCGAACACGAAGAATCGAACCGTCGCCTGCTGCCATGTGACGATACGTACCGTGTGGAGATTGCCCTCCTGTTTGTGTTCCCAGACTGTCGCCCCGACTCCCCCATCTGTCGAAAACGCGTACAGCGGGGTCCGTGCGGTGAATGAGAACGTTACCGACCAGAATGTTCCGTCGAACGGCTTATTGACGTCGTTGTACGCAACGCGCAACCCCGTACTCTGAGTAACCGCCGTAAACGACTGCGTACACTGAAAGTTCGGTGTGGTCCCGTCGATCTGGTAAAGTCCACTGTCGGTGAATGCTTGGAATCCGACTGACAATCAGTACACTCCGTAGACGAGCATACCGGGCATAGGCGTGTAGAAGTTACCGTCGTGGTATGAATACCGCCACCGGATACCGTTTGCATCTATGTCAACGATGGGGACCGGAGCATTTTGAGATACGTGTCGAAATAGCCAGTCGGGCGCGAATGTCCAGAATGGTGTACCGCCAGACAGGTCAACGTCAACGCGGCCGGAGTCCCCCGCCTGCCATCGCGCGCCGGCAGTCCCCCGTTCATCAATGCGCGCCACCCCAGCAACACGACCGGCACGCGTTGACGCATCGAGTACCGTGCGGCCGTTCTGGTCGAATATCTGTAGTCCGACGCTCAATGCGCGATTCCCTGGCCGTATTCGAGGTAGCATGCAAGCGCGCGCCGGATGACCTCAGACACGTCTACGTCGTCATCTACCGCACGTTGCCGCATAGCTCGCCGCATATCGGCATGGACCTTGAATGAGATTACACGCGCCTCTCCAGACTGCGCGCTTTTCATACGGGACTGCATCCCAGTTGATTCAAGCATAGTTTTCCTTATGGGTAATACCAACGGTTAAACAAAATGGACCGGCTGCCACACCATTGCAGCGTTACCGATCCAAACGCACAAACAAATGAGCAACAGGATTCCGTGCTTCACGCAGCCTCCCGCGCGATATCGCTTGCGTTCATCGCCGCATCCAGGGCCGCATATTTCGATTCAAGCTCGTCAAGCTCAGTCGCAAGCGCCAGCATGCGGTCCTCCATATCCGACGACATACACATAGCGATTTCGAACGAGGACATACGGTCTACGTCCTTCCCTGCAAACACCTTGCGAGCGTCTACCTTCTTCCGGTCAGGCGAGGCAAGCCAACCATGCTCCCCACAAAGACCGCCGTGCGAAAACGCGATACGGGCGCGAACAAGTTGCGTATGTGCGGATTGATGCATGCTGCTCAT